GGCGGCGGCCAGCGATTCATGGAACAGCTTGTCGGTGCTGTGGTGCGGGATGAACAGGAAGGACACCCCGGGGCGCACGTCGTGCAGAAAGCCCCGGGCCTCGCCGAACGGTGTCAGCTGGATCACCCCCGGCCGGGCCTTGTCCATCAACTGCAAGGTGCCGAGGCGGCCCCGGTCGTTCACTAGGTCGTGGTTGCCAGCCATGATGTAATCCACCATGTCGGCCAGGCGCATCCCCTGCCAGATCACGTCTTCCGGGTTGGTGAAGCGGTCGAACAGGTCGCCCAGGCAGGCCTTGATCGCATGCGGAAAGCTATCGACCAGCCCACGGTTGTGGTAGTAGATCCCGTCCCGTAACCGGCGGCGGCTGTCCAGGGTGGTGTGGGACACCAGATTCTTGCCCAGGTGCGGGTCGGTGAAGACAAGGATGTCGGTCATCTGAAAACCTTCTTCGCGGTGTACCGCGGGTTGTGCAAAAGTGCGGCGGTAAAGGCAGCCTTGAACGCCTCAAAGTCGGGGAAGGTGTCGCAGATCCCTTCGGCCTTGAGGCGCATGTGGGGCGCGTGGCGGACGTGAGCGACGGCTTCCCCGTCCCACAACTCGATCACCCCGGTGCTCTGCTGCCAGAACAGAACGTGGGTACTGGCGCCGGCTCGCGCCCAAATTTTCAGGTGGGCGGCCTGGTGGTTGCCCAGCAGCTTGGACAGGCCGGCGGTCAGGCTGCTATGCACCTCGCTCGACTTCAGTTCGAACAGGTGGCAGATCCCCCTGAAGCAGGCGATGGTGTCGCCCGGTTGGTCCGGCAGGAAGGCGCCGGCCGAGTGCGTGTCATAGAACCGGGCGCTGGCCAGCGGGTGTTTCTGCATCAGTTCCTTGAGGAACAGCCGAAACGCTTCTTCGAATTCCTTGCCCTTCTCTTGGGGTGTCTTCATTTGCTGATCGCCAGAATCCGACGTGGGCGGGTGCAGGCCACGTTCAGGCACTGCAAGGATTCGATGTAGTTGCGGTTGAGCAGGATGTCGGCCGAGTCCACGAACACACTCTCGTAGGTCGACCCCTGTGCGCGGTGCGCGGTGATGGCGTGGCTGGGGCGCACGTCGTGGATGACTTCCTTGGCCTTCCAGAAGGCTGGCCAGCCCCCGCTGCCGGTCTTGGCGCGCTCCGACAGTTCGTTGAGCAGGCGCTTGTAGGCCCGTTCGGAACTGGCGTGGATGACCCAGCAGGTCACCAGCATGTGGTCATCCATTTCCGGGCGGACTTCGACGCGGTAGCAGGTCAGCTCGCTGTACATCGGGTGCTGCTGCACGTCGATGGAGAACACCGTGCCTTCCTCGTCGGTGGTCATCAGCGTCTCTTTGCCGTCCACCGACATGATCGGCTGGCACACCACCACTCGTTCGCCCGGCTGGAACGGCGCCTCGGCGGCCAGCTTGGCGCCGTACATGGCATCCCGGATCAGGGCGTTGTACATGGCCACGGTGTCGTTACGCCACGCGATCACCTTGATCGAGCCCGGATCGGCCCGGTAGCTGTCGCTGTTGAACGCATCCACCGCCTTTTTCCGCAGGCGCTTGTAGTCGAGCAGGTAAACCCCGCCGCGTTCATCGTTGGCGCTGAACAGGTTCAGGGCCTCGCCGTGCAGGATGCAGTCGCGCATGTGCGTGGCGAAGGTCAGGATCTGATTGTCGTGGCGCTCGACCTTGTCCAGCTGCCAGCGGTTCTCGATGTCGAACACCTCCGAGCGTTCTTCTCCCACCGGCGGCAACTGGGTCACGTCGGCCATGAACAGGAACTTGACGCCTTCGTTCTTGGCAGTGCGCTTGATGTGGTACATCAGCCCCGAGTTCGACATCGAGCCTTCATCGACCACCACCACCTGGTAGTTGCTGGCCTGGTTGAAGGCGTCGGCGGCGCGCACCTGGCGCACTTCGCCGCTGTTGTCCATGCGCAGGCCGAGCAGGGAGTAGATCGTGCGGCACGGGACCAGCCCCTGCAGCTCGGTCTCGCACATCTGCTTGAGCACCTTGGTCGCCTTGTTGGTCGGCGCGGTGAACACCACGCTCTGGTCCGTCTCGCGGGCGAAGGTCTGCGCGCTGGTGGACTTGCCGGTACCGGCGCGGCCATCGAGCAGGAAGAAGGAATCGTCGCTCTCGGCAAACTCCAGCATGCGGTCGACGCCGCCGCGCTGGTCACTGTTCAACTGGATCATGCTAACCACCCCTCTTTGGCCCACTTGTCGAACAGCGCTTCAACCTTGCGTTGCGACGGTCGATCCCCCAGTTCGTTTTTGCTCGCGTCGTACCAGTTCCGGCCGACCGACACCTCGGCCAGCATCGGGATCGGGTGCCCCGGCGGCGTGATGTTCATGATGTCTTGGGCGCGCTGGGCGAATTCGAAGACGTTGTCGATCGGCACGCTGTTGACCAGCTCGTCGTACACCGGCGCGATCAGGTGGGACTGGGTTTCTTCGTAGAGGCGGGTGTGGTGGGCTTTGGTCAGCACCACTTTCAGGGTGTCGGCGGCGGCGCCCTGGATCTTGTGGTTGACGGTTTGGCGCTCGGCCCGGGACCGCAGCGAGCCGTCGCGGCTGAGAATGTTGGGGTCGACATGCTTGCGCGTGCCGAAGGCGGTGGTGATGTACCCCAGCCGCTTGGCCTGGTCGGTGGTTTCCTTCTGCCACGGTGCCAGGCGCGGGTAACCGGCGAACACGCCGTCGATGATTTGCTGGGCGAAGCGCTCCGGCACCCCGAGTTTCAGGGCCATGAAGAACGCCTGACCGCCGTAGATGATCAGGAAGTTCACGGTCTTGGCCATCTTGCGGATCTTGACGATGGTTTTGCCCAGCGGCAGCGCCAAGTCGCCGACCAGCTCATAGACGTGGTCGCCTTCCTGCAGCAGGCTGACGAACTGTTCATAGTTCATGCTGCCGGTTTCATCGAACGCCAGGCGCTTGAGGATTTCCGGCCCCATGGCCTGTTCCAGCACCTTGCCAGCGAAGGTACAGGCGGTGACCGAGTGGATGTCCTTAAAGATCGAGCGGGTCATGCCGTGGTCGTCGACGTAACTGCCGCCGCCGGTGTAGGCCTCGATTAGCACCGGGTCGCGGGCTTCACTGCCAGCTAGGCGCAGTTCCTGCCCGCTGAAGTCCAGGGCGACGATCACATGCCCCTTGAACCGGGGCAGAAAGATCGAGCGCAGCGGCCCTTTGCTCACGGCGAGGATGTTCAGGCTGGAGCCTGCCGGGCGGCGGGTCTTGGTGCCACAGTTGCGGGTGCCGGGGTGGACCACGCCGGTGCTCGGGTGCCGCCAGTGCGGGTACTTGGCGTAGTACAGGGACTGGCGGGTCATGCACTTCTTGGTGTCGATCAGCAGCGTCAACAGCTCGCGGCGCCAGTCCCCTTCCGGGCAGTCCTCGGCGATCGCCGCGTTCATCGCGTCTTCGTTGGTCGATGGGTTGCCTTCCAGACCCAGCTGATCGCGCTGGCTGTCCTTCTGCGGGAAGGTGCGCAGGCGCACCGGCAGCTGCAACTTGCAATACAGCAGTTCCTGCATCTGCTTGGGGCTACCGAGGTTGAGTTCGTCGCCCTCGATCACGCGCACGCCGTCCTGGTGCAGCACCTCGGTTTCAATGAAGGCTTTCAGGGCCAGGAACGCCGCGCCTTGGCGCTTGCGAATCTCCCCCGCCGCTTCCTGCACCAGGTCGACCAGCGTGCGGGCACGCGGATCGGTGCTGCCGTGCTGTTTCAGGTGGTGCCGGCTGGACATCAGCCAGGCGGTGACGCCCTTGCCGCTGACGCTCTCCATCGTGATCGGCAGCCCGACCTTCTCGGCCACGCGGGTAAACCCCTTCTCCGTGGCGATGAACTCGGCCGGGGTAAAGGTCTCGGTGTACGGGTGATAGACCGAAGCCAGCCGCCAGCGCTCATAGGATTCCGCCACTTTGGCCTGCGCCTGCGAGCGGTTCAGCCCGGCAAACAGGTGCAGCTTGAGCAGGTTGTCGCCCTCGGCCTTCTTCAAACCTTCGGCGCCGACATTGCTGATCTGGCTGCAATGGGCGGCCAACAGACCATGAATGGCCGTGGTGTTCCCTGCCACCCGCGCCGCGTCGGCCTCGGCCAGCTCGCTCAAGGTCTCAAAGCCCAGCTGCACGCCGACCTCAAAGCTGCGGTTGAAGCGGTGCAGGGTGTAGCGATCCTCTTCGTAGGCGAACACCCACTGCTTTTCCAGCTTGAGGATCAGCCAGAACAGGGTGGCCAAGCGCGCCGCGACGAAGCTGTCATCACAGGCGTAGTGGGTGACCTGCTCGCCGGTGAGGTCGCGCATGTCGCGGGCACCGTACTGGGCCAGCAGATCCTTGTACTCGACCTGGTCGTACTTCAACCAGTGCCGGGCGTGCGCCTTCAAGCCCTGCTCCAGGTTCTCATCGACATAGCTGCCGAGCATCTGCGTGCAGACCGGGCCGTCGAGCTGGAAATTCAGGCACTGCTTGGTCACCTGTTCTTCGAACCGGGCGTTGTGCGCGACGAAGTCCAGTCGGGCGTCCTCGATGTCGACCAGCAGGTTGACCAGTTCGCCCTGGTCAAGGTTGGCGGTGTTCTTGTGCAGCACCGGCAAGTAGAAGGTGTGTTGCAGGTTGCTGCCGTAGGTGAACGACCCGCCGGTCAGGCGCTGCGACAGCACGTCGACGTAGCCACGGGCGGTGTCCGGCAGGGCTGCCGACCAGTCATGCCCAAGGCTGTCGTAGGTTTCATAGTCGAAGCTGGCCAGCGGGGTGTCGCGCAGGCCTTCGACGTAGGCGGCATGCACCTGCGGCCAGTTCTCCGGCGTCACCAGGGTCATGGTCGGCATGTGCGGGGCGAAGTGTTCGAACAGGCTCGGGTCACCTGCAATGGTCAGCAGGTCCAGCACCTTGGTCGCGTCCGGTAGGCGCACGTACCACTCCGGGCGGATGATCGTGCGGCCCTGCGCCCCATACAACAGCTCCGGGTGCAGCCCCGCGAGGGTGTACATCAGGCGCCAGGTGCCGCGGCTCTCGTAGATTTTGCGCAGCACCTTGCAGCCGGTGGCTTCACACGCTTCCAGCAGAAAGGTGTAGTCGTTGCTGGCCACGCAGGCTTCCAGCTGCTCGATGCCGTCCCAGCCGTAGGTGTCGACCAGGAACTTGAACGCCACCGGCCCGACCTGCGGCACGCCGCCGTATTCGTCGGTCTTGTCCCCCACCAGGGACTTGTAGATCCGCACGTAGCGGGTTGGGTAGCCTTCGAAATCGTCCGCCGGGAGGTTCTTCACCAGCACGGTGGTGTTGTCGTCGTTGAGCTGGGACAGGTCGCGGTCGACCGTATGCACCAGCTTGAGCACTTCCGGGAACTGGCGGCAGAAGGCGCCAATCACGTCGTCCGCTTCCACGCCTTCGACGCGCACGTTGAAGGCACCGGCGTAGGCCAGCAGCGCCTTGGCCATGTCGAACATCTTTTTCAGCTGGGCTTCAACCGCCGGGTCTTTCTCTTCGGCGTGACGCTTGGCCTTGTATTCCGCGAACAGGCTTTCGCGGAAGGTGTTGCCCCCGTCCCACACCGCGATGATGTTGAGGGGGGAGAAATCAGACAGCAGGGGGATGATGTAGGTGTCCAGGAACCCACGCAAACCGTAGCCGGCAGAGTTCACCGGCTTGTCAGTCAGGGGGCTGAGTTTTGCGTCGGGGTCAGTGCCCCGATGGTAGGCGTGCAGCAGCAAGCCGCGCACATCGAGCAGAGCAAGTCCATTCAGTTTCATGTTGCACCCCGTTCCTCGGACGACAAGAGAGAGTGCCAGCGGGCAAACGCCCGCTGGCAAACCACAGCTAGCCGTGAGGCTTAGGAGTTCAATTCAACAAACTTGAAATCCCACGGGTAGAACGGGAACTTGGCGGCCGTGACTTTTTCGCCACGGATGAACAGGGTTTTGTAGCCGTTCGGGAGGCAGCCGGTGCGGCTCTGCATCTTGAACTTGTAGCCCGCCCAGCGACCGATAGACATCGGCGACACCTGCACCACGACGGCGTCCCCTTCCAGCTCCTTGCATTCACCGGCGTGGATCTTGTCGACCATGACAAAGAGTTCGGCGTATTCCTTCAGCTCGGGCTTCAGGTTTTCCGCACGCCACTCGGCCACCTTGGCCCCGGCTTCGGTTTCCACGTCGTTGAATTCCGCCTTGCTGTAGGCGAAGGTCACATCAGCGTCGTCGTCGTTGCCCACACGCATCGCCCATTTGGCGCGAGCCTGCAGGATGGTGCCGGTAAACCCTTCGGTCGCGGAAAACGACTTGGTGGTGCCGACCAGTTGGAATTCGCCATCCTTGAGCACGATGTTGGTGAAAGACGTGAAGTCAATGTGACCGCCGCCGAAGCCGGCGTCTTCCATTTCCTGCATGGCTTTCATCTGGCCGCCATTGCTGCGAGCCACAGGCGCATCGGCGCGAGGGGCGACAGCGTTGGAGGTAGAGGTGGGTTGAGCCGCAGGCTGAGCAGCCGGTTCAGGGTCCAGGACAGCCGGCTCATCCAACACGGAGGCCTCTTCCTGCAGGGTTTCGGAGTTTTGTGCGGCGCTTGCTTCTGCGGCCTGGACCGCGTCCTTGCTTACGGCGCTACCATCTTTGATCAGTGGCATTGTCATTCCCCTAGTCTTTGAACTTCAAAATGTCATTCAAATTGCGGCTGTACCGCCGCTTGTTATTCCAGTCCCCTGGAATTCGTGCCGTCGTCTTATGCGACGTTGTAAAAGTGCCGCAGGGTGCGAGGGTCGAGGGTCACTTGCCCGATGTCCCCGTCACGCTTGAGCATGTTGCGGATCGCGTTGGGCGCTAGGGTTTCCAGCGCCTTCAACACGTAAATGTTGCATTGCCAGAGCTGGCCCGGCCGGACCACACGGTCCATGGCCTGCTTGAATTCCCCCGGCGAGCCAGTCGGTTCGGCAAAGATCACCGTGTGACTGACCCCTTGAAAGTTGAAGCCCGCCCCGGCGGATCGTGGGTTGGCCACCAGCAGGCGGCAGGTCGGGTCGTGCAGAAACTTCTCGGTCATCGCCTTGCGCTGAGTCGGGGACAGGTCACCGTTCATGGTCGCCGGGTTCAGGTCGGCGAAGAACTCGGCGTACCGCGCCACGGTCTCGCGGAAGTTGACGAACAGGATCACCTTGGAATCCGCAGTGTGCGCCGTGGCCAGATCGCGGCAGGTGGCGAGCACCTGGTTGTCGACCTTGCTGCCCTCGGGCAGGAACAGTTCCGGGCAGGTGACGATCTGCAACGTCTTCTGGCGCAGTTCCTGTTCCTGCAGGGCGGAAAGAATGGTGCCGTCGCCGAAGTCGATGAAGCGCTCGATGGTGAGTCTGCGGTACACCTCGCGGTGTGCCGGGCTCAGCCTGACCGCTACTTCGGTGATGATTGGCTCTTTCAGGTCGCGCAGTTCCGGGATCTGGCTTTTCAGCACACGTCGGCAGCGGGCATACAGGTTGGCCGACAGCTCGGCGTGCCGCTGGTAGCCCACCAGTTCCTTGACCCGGCTGATGCGCTTGCCGCTGGTGGTGACTTTCGGCACCTTCAAGCGGATCAACTTGTAGCGGCAGTGCCGGCGGCAGAAGTGGTCGTAACTCAGGTACGCCCCAGGGCTCATGAAACTCAGCAGGGTGTAGCAGTCGGTCAGGTAGGTGTGCATCGCCGTGCCGGTCATGGGGAAGAACGCGGTGTCCGGCTGGGCCGGGTCGCCGACGTACTCACCAATGCGCTTGGCCAGCGTGCTTTCCGGCGCCTTCCACTTCTGGCTTTCGTCCGTGATCAGCACGTCGTAGCCCTTTTCCTTGAGCAGCTTGCACAGCTTCTGGTGGGCGAACAGCTCGTAACTCATGACCACCATTTCTGGCCAGCCTTCGTTGTCCCACTTCTCGATCAGCTTGGCGCGTTTGGCCGGTGGCTCATCGAGCACATGGACCCGCACGTACTTGTCGACGCCCTGGAACTCTTCGATCACCGACTCGGCGAACTGGTAGATCAGGGTGGCCAGCGTCAGCACCACAACCTTGTTGCCCAGCCCGATGTAGTGCAGGGCCGCACCCACCACGGGAATCGACTTGCCTGCACCGGTTTCGTCGAGCAGGCCGAACCACTGGTAATGCACGCACAGGCTCAGGCCTTCGACCTGCGACTGGAACGGGGTGTGCTTGAGCTGCACGAACGGGGCGAACGATGGGTACCGCTCGATGCCAGCGCGCTGGAAGTATTCAGCTAGTGTAGGAGCCGTCATAGCCACCTCCCCCGCCGAGCAGGCTGATGTCGATGTTCTTGCCCTGCATTTCTTTGAGGGACAGGTAGAGCATCGCACGGCCCCCGCCTAACCCGGCGTGTGGCGCGTATTTGATGAAGTAGGGTTCTTCGTTGATCAATTTGGTGAACTGCGCCCCGCTGCTGATCACTGGCGCGGTGCGTTCCTCGACGGTGCAGTAGCGGGTGTAGGCGGCGTGACCCAGCACCGGGTCGAGGATCAGGTACTCCGGTGTCACTGCGTAGTGTAGGCCTTCCACCAGATGCACGTAGCCCTGCCCCGCTTCCTGTGTGCTGCGCGAAATGGCCACGATGATCGCGAGCTTTTGCAGCACCAGGTCGATTTCGCTCTGCACATAACCCTGGTCCGGGGCATCGAAGCGGCCGATCACCGCATCAATGATTGGCCCCAAAGTTTTCAGCGACTGGAACAGGTGCAGTTCCTCACACACCGCCTGCAACAACCA